ACTCGACAGTGTACATTGCAAATTCAAGCCACTCGTTACGAGCAACTTGAGAGATAGGATATTCTCGAATCATTGGTTTTGTTCCTTTACCTTTTGATTCTACTATATCATCATTAAAGAAATTTGTCAACTCACTCATTCATCTAGATCCTTTTTGTCGAAGAAAGAGTACATAAATGTCTTAATAGAAAAATTCAACAATAAGGTCATTAATGTAACAAAGCCATACATGATTACAGCAATAATAAAAGCAAGTTGCATTGAAAGTGTAGGGAAGATGATAACCACTAAACAAAATATAATAGAATACATGAAAAGTTCGGATAGAACAAAAACAATTGAGTCTTTCATTTTGTCATAATCTCCTTGCGTAGAGTCACGTCGTTTCCAAACATGACTTGGAAATAACAATATTTATAAATAATAGATAAAATGGAAGGTAAAAATGTTCATAGAAAGCAAATACACCAATTGGTATTTTGATATCATCTATTCTAGAAAAAATAGAATTACTAAAGAATATATAGAGTCGCATCACATAATTCCTAAATCTTTGGGTGGTACTGATGATCCAGAAAATAGAGTAGATCTTACTTTCAAAGAACATTTTTTGGTTCATTGGTTATTAACAAAAATGACAACTGGTAAAGAAAAAACTAGTATGCAATTTGCATTTTGGAAAATGACGTGTAGCAATAAAAATCAAAAACGAAATTTCTCAAGTGCACAATATGCAGTTGCAAAGAAACATTGTAGTGAAGCAAATAAACTAGTAAACATAAATAGAAAATATAATCTATCAGAAGAAACACTTGCTTTAAGAAGAGAATTGGGTAGACAAATGGGTTCTAAAAGACTCGGGAAAAAATTACCCGAAAAACACAGAAAAGCAATTAGTGAAGGTAAAAAAGGTATACCTCAGGGCCCTCATTCGCAAGAAACAATAGATAAAATCAGAGAATCAAAGATAGGTAGCAGAAATCCTATATTCGGTATAAAACGTCCTGATGATGTTAAAAGAAAAATAAGCGAAAGTAAAAAAAATGCGCCTATATTAGTTTGCCCTAATTGTGGCAAGGAAGGAAGACACAATATGAAAAGATATCATTTTGATAAATGTATTAATTTGTCATAAACATTTTTCTCAATTCTGGATCTTTACCAAACATAATTGTAAATGTATGAGCATCATCAATAGTGACAGTATCAAGGACTGGATCATTGATAACACGGTCATATTCAGATTCGGTCAATGATCCAAGACCTTTGATATAACGGTGAGTGTAACCTTTGCAGTTAGATTTAAACTCTGTTGCATCTTCGTATGTAAAGAACCATTTAACATCTTTACCGTTTGTCGAGATCATAATCGGAGACCGAGTGATATGAATTCGCTTTTCAGTCAAGAGTCGAGGCCAGAATTTGTAAAAGAATGCCACGATCAATGGCGAAATATGACCAGCACCGTCATGGTCAGCATCAGTCAATGTTGCTACACCACGATAGGTCATATTGTCGACACTGTTCGGATCATTAATATCAAGCCCAAGGATTGCAACTAGCTCACTCAATTCCTTGTTCTTGAGAACTTCTGATGGTTTCATATCCCAAGTATTCATGATCACGCCACGGAGCGGATATGCACCAAGCTTTGAAGCATCACGAACTTTCAATAGGAAACCCATAGCAGAGTCACCTTCGACAAGAGCAAGAAGAGCATCTTCGCTATTTGCCGAAATGTGTTTGGCAACCTTAACCTTTTTAAGTTTCTTTTGAGCAACGATTGCGTCACGACGTTCATCTGCCGTCTTTTTGGCAAGCTGTGCAGCAATGATCGGCTCAATAATATCAGTTGATGCAAAGATCCGCTTTGCGATATGTTTGAAGTCGTGAACATCAGTAGTTTCATGATGTTCCTTGATATTCGAAAGCGGGTTGGTTAGACGTTCCTTGGTCTGACTATCAAATTTTGGATTAACAAAATTCTTTGCAAACAAAACGAACGTCAGACCATTCTTGATAACACTCTTGGAAACCTCGATCTTGTGCTTTTTCTTGATGAGTGTTAGAACTTCATCAACAACGTTGTTGACTACATATTCAACATATGTCCCACCCTGACGAGTATTCACACCGTTGATGAAACTATTGGTACGGAAGCCGTCATTAGATGATGCAAAGAAGAACGATAGATTATCAGATTTCTCGATAATAACCGAAGCACCTTCTTCCGAGAACATTTCCGCATAGCGCTTCATGTCACGGACTTGGATCCGCTTCTTGTTAAACGAAAATGTGATTTCTGGGAAAGCCATTTGAAGGCTGATGAGGCGATCTTCGACCAATTGAATAGTGTCGAGATCTTGAATTGAATCGACTTCAAACAGACTAAAGTCTGGTTTGAAGGATACTTCAGTTCCAGAACCTGCGCGCGATTTGTGCTTGACTTTGGTTTTCAGACCACCTTCAGTACAAACGACTTCAAGTAGGTTACCATTTTGCCAGGTACGACCAACAAACTCAGTCGAAAGAAAGTTAGTTGCCGAAGAACCAACACCGTTGGTACCGATTGTAACTCGCTCGTTATCGAACGATGTACCTGCATTCACTCGAGTCCAAGCAGCAACAGGACGAAGGATATTCTCTTGAGTGACTGAGTCAAAGATTTCTTCCTGTGGAATACCACGACCGTTATCAGTAACCATGACCCAGTTTCCGTCAATGGAAACATCAATCTTGTTGGCGTGTTGAAAATTGGTGCGAATTGCTTCGTCGATAGAGTTGTCGAGGATCTCATCAATCATCTTGGAGAGAGCAGGAACATAGACTGCAGTCTTCCATTTTCCAAGTACAAAACGGTCGACCTCTTCTCGAGCGGCCGACCCCATGTACATACCAATTCTGAGTCTAATATGATCGCGCGGTGTAAGAATTTGAAATACTTCAGCCATCATTCTTCCTTTGACACATTTCTATAATTACAATCTATATCACTGACAAAGAAATGTCAACTGATTCTTTCATGAGCTTTGTATATGACTTTTGCTAACTCTTCTAAAGAGTAGCCAACATAGAATCCTTTTTCTATCGCATCTTTTGCTCTATCCAAATATTTTTGCTTTTCATTTTGAGAAAGTACATTCCAATCCATTCAAGATTCCTCTTGTTATAAATAACAATGTAAGTCGCGGACGGCCATCCCACTTACTCTATGTTGAAACACCTAATAAAAGGAAACACAGCTCATGCCTATTTATACACCATATTTCTATATCATCCAAGAAATTGAAACTGGCAAATATTACGCTGGCAGCAAATACAGTAAACAAGCAAACCCAAACACCCTCATGCAAGAAGGTGGATACATAACGTCTTCAAAACATATTCAGGCTATAGTTGAAGAAAAGGGTGTTGGCGCTTTTAGAGTTTGCAAGATAAGAAAATTTGAAACTGCATCTAAAGCGTATGATTATGAAACACGTTTTCTGCAAAAAGTTGATGCAAAACGAAATGACAAATTTTTCAATATGCACAACAACGACGCATTCCTTGCTTACGATCCAGAATGGAGAAAGATTCCAGACAAAAACGGAATTACTTCATACCAAAAAGGTGGTCAGAAAGCAGCTAAAACTATGTGTGAGAAAATAACAGACGGAAAAAATGTATATCAAATTTCTTATGAAAAAGCGATAAACAAAAATCTAGAACTAAACAAAATTAGAAGTAAAAAGTCAGTAGAAACTAAAAAACTGAACGGTGTTTATGATCTTGTATCTCAGAAAATTTTCGGCGATAATAATCCTTCTAAAAAGCCCGAAAATGCGAAGCGAATTTCTGAAGGAAGAAAAAAGTATATCAGCGAAAATAGAGAAGAGTGGCTTGGTAGGCAAGCTAAAGTGAACGCAAAGCTTTCAACAGAAAAGGATGAAAATGGATTGACTGTGAGAGATAAACATTCTTTATGGATGAAAGAGAATAATCCAACAAGAGGATCAGTCTGGATCAATAACGGAACTAGCAACCTTCGTATAAAGAAAGGAGAGAGTATACCAGATGGATACTCTCTCGGAAGAATCAAAAAGAAATTTTAAATTGTTCTTTTGACATCAGGTTCTCTTACTTATTCTTTTGTTTTTGCGCTTTACGGAATTCACGTCGAGCAACAGCAATACGTTCTTTTGTACCGCGAGTTGCTTCATTACCATCAGCACCTGCAGGTTGAATTGTTTGAACACCCTTGTTGCGGATGAATTCGTCAATCAGAGCACGATCTTCAGGAGCAACAGTGTCGCCGCGTGCAGTAGAGAAGCCGCCATTGAGAGTAGTCATAATTTAGTTCCTTTCCATTTTATAGAATCAGTATAAACCATTCAGCAGGATATGTCAACCAGAATGTTTTGGTAAAACGGCTGTTAAGCAGCCACTCGACCAAAACATTCTTTACGAAGTTGAGCTTTTTCATCGCGGCGCACGGCTTTCTTTGTTTTGCCGTGAGCACCTTGCTTTTTACTAATAAGGTGCTGAACGAAAGGATTTCGTTCCTTAGGTAGTTCTTTTCGTTTAGTCTTCATAACTTCCTCCTATAAAAGAATTATTTATTCAGTACCTCGAACTTTTCTTTCAACCGTAAAAACTCAGCATACTCGGCATCAGCTTTCAACTTCTTCGCTTCGACAGTAGCCTTGCGTTTAGCAGCGGCAGCTTCTTTCCGTTTGGCTTCAGCTTTTTCACGAGTAGCTTTTTCTTTTTCAGTCTCCACTCGATCAAACCCATAAGTCACACTCAGTTCATAATCGTCACCATAATAGCCGCGGCCCACATCAAAGTCAAAACGACCTTCACCGACCATGCCTTTAGCTTTGGCGGCTTCCACCATAGTGTCTATATAAGCTTTTACACTTTCAGCGGTTCCTTCGAAACAGTATCGGTCACAGTCGAAACGTTCATAGTTCACATATATTCCGTCTTCGTTCTTACGGCTCATTTTTATTTCCTTTTCTACCTTATAGAATCAGTATAAACTATTCATAATGAAATGTAAACAAAAAAATGTTGCCAAAAACTA